GGCTGGAGGGCGTTAGAAAGTGCAGCGTTATCCTTTCCAAAAGAAATTGAACCGAAAATCTCTATCGCAAACATGGAAGTTCAATTCCCAAACGGTGGATTTATTGCTTGCAAGTCTGCTGACAACCCGCAAAGACTAAGAGGTGAAGGTTTAGACTTTATCGTTATCGATGAAGCAGCTTTCGTAAAACCTGAAGTTTGGCAAGAAGTTCTTAGACCTACATTAACTGAAAGAAAAGGTGGAGCATTATTTATCAGTACACCTCTTGGTATTGGTAATTGGTTTTATGACTTATGGCAACAAGCAGAAGGAAGAGATGATTGGGACAGGTTTCATTTTTCCACATTAGACAATCCTTCCATTGACCCAGAAGAAGTTGAATCAGCTAAAGAAGAAGTTGGTTCCATTGTTTTTGCACAAGAGTACATGGCAGAGTTTATTGAAGCAGGTCAAGGTTTATTCAAACAAGAATGGTTTACTTACTTTGATGTAATGCCTGATGGTAATTACATAGGTGGTGGAGCAAACTTAAACCCTAGAGACATGAGACATTTTGGGACATTAGATGTAGCAGTAACAACTGAAGATAGAAGTGATTACACAGTTATTGTTAGTTGTGCAGAAGCTAATGGTAAAATTTATGTTGAAGATGTAGTAAGAAGAAAAATGGAATCTCCTGATATTATTCCAGAAGCTAAAAGAATAGCTAGTAGAAATAACTGGTCTCATATCTGTATAGAAAATCAAGGTTTATCAAAACCCTTTATTCAAGAAGCAGGAAGGTCTGGTCTTCGTGTTAGAGAAATTAGAGCTGAAAAGGATAAAATAACCAAAAGTTTACCCCTATCGGCTAGGATGGAGTCAGGTGACATCTTATTTAGGAAAGATGCTCCGTGGTTAGCAGATTTAGAAAGAGAACTGCTAACGTTTCCTGTCGGTAAAAATGACGACATGGTAGACGCACTGGGATTAGCTGCCTCAACTTTGCAGCAAAGAAGAAGTTGGGAAGCTTTTTAATACTGGGAATATATTTTGGAAGAGAAGAGCAGATTACAAAAGGCTTTAGATTTTATAGTGCCTGGAAGACGTACTGGAGAAATTAAAGCTCAATCAAATTACAATCAATTATTCGGAAACGACGCATCCATATATGGATACAATACCTCATCAGGTTTTTGGGAATCAGATAAATTAAAAGAAATTGGAGATGGTTCTGGTAATTCAGCTGTAACTGCATGTTTAAATGTTCTTGCAACTTCTTTTGCTGAACCACAACTACAAATTGTTAAAAGAGACCAAACTTTTGGTGATAGAGAAGTAAATCATGGTCACCCATTAGCAGAGCTATTTAGAAGACCTAATCCTTTTATGTCTCACAACTTGATGTCTCATTACATTGTTTTAGCTTTAAATACAAATGGAGATGCTTTTCTCTACAAAAACAGAAATTCAAGAGGACAGGTTGTAGAACTTGTTCCACTTATGCCACACCTAGTAGAAGTAAGAGGTAATGAAAATAAACTAATAACACATTACGAATACTACACATATGGAAAAGGTGAGTTTGTAAAATTAGATGTTGAAGACATGGTACATATCCGACAAGGAATTGACCCTAACGACCATAGAAGAGGTCACGCACCACTTAAATCAGTACTAAGAGAAATCTTAGGTGACGAATCAGCTGGACAGTTCACAACTGCTCTATTGAACAATATGGCTGTACCTGGTGTTGTTTTAACTCCTAGGTCTGATGGGTATGGTGGTCCTACAAAAGAAGAAGCTGAATCAATATCTGCAATGTACAAAGAAAAATTTGGTGGTGCTAATAGAGGAGCACCTATGGTTTTATCTGGTGCAATGAATGTTGAAGTTGTATCTTTTACACCTGACCAAATGAAGTTAGCAGAACTTAGAAGAATCCCAGAAGAAAGAGTATCTGCAGTTTTAGGTGTCCCCGCAATACTCGCCGGCCTCGGGGCTGGATTGAATTCGGCGACCTACAACAATACGAAAGAACTAAAAGAATTTTTTACAGAGCAAAAGTTAGTACCAATGTGGAGAACAGTTGCTAATGAGCTAACACATCAATTATTACTACCTGACTTCCAAGATAAAAACTTAATGTGTGATTATGACATACAGTCTGTAAGAGCCTTACAGACAGATGTAGATAATTTATACAAGAGAGTCAATATGGGTGTTAATGGTGGATGGATAACCATTGGAGAAGCTAGACAAGTTGTAGGTCTTGATGTAGATGAATCTCACGATGTATATTTAAGACCATTGAATATGATTCAAGTTGATACTGATGGCAATGCTATTTTAAACGATATGCCTGAAGCTAATAGACAACAGGCAAGAGCTGAACAAGAGGGTCAACCTTTACAAGCAGCTGGCTTATCTGAATTACCTGAAGTAAAAGATATTTTAAATTTAACAGCAGTTCCAGCTGAATCCCCAAGAGCAGACAGAATACAACAAAATGAAGAACCTCGTAATGAAGAAAAGTATATTGCTAAGATGCCTAATGGTGCATACTGTGTAATAAGTCATGACACAGGAAAAGTTATTAAATGTTTTGATACAGAAAAAGAAGCAGAAGCTTATTTAGGAAAGAAGCCTAAAAAATCTGCACACCCAGATAGAAATACTTCTAGCAATATGTTTATGTATGACACTATTGAAGCTGCTGAAAGAAGAGCAGAAGAAATGGGATGTTCTGGATATCATGAGCATGATGTAAGAGGAACAACTTACTACATGCCTTGTGCTACACATGAGCAGTTGGAAAGGTCAAAAAAATCTTATCTAATTGATATAATGGAAGAACTTAAAGTTAGCTTAGAAGAAGCAGAAGTTATTATGGAATCACAATTTAGTATAGAACCAGAGAACGTAAAAGAAAAACCAAAGAAAGATAGAACAAATTTTCCTAGTCCAGGTGACGACAAAGCTGTAAGTATTTCCAATTCTAAATATAAACAATTTCCATATGGGTACGCTAAAGACCTAAAAGAAAATTGGCCAGAGATTTGGAGACGTGGTGGTAACGGAGGTAATCCTCCAACTTCTTTTACAGGTAACGACGCTTTTAGAAATTGGACTAAATACCAATCTGGTGACAGAAGTGAATCAGTTCTTAACTGGGTTCGTAGAAGAGAACGCTATATGGGAAGACATCAAGGTAACACAAGACTTGCTGGAACAGTAGCAAATATTAAATGGGGTGGCGTTTCTAATATCGGAGTATCTGCTATGAAGAAAGTCATTAATGACCAAAAGAAAATTGTAAGACAAAGAAGAAAAGCTGCTGAACAAATGGCAGATGATATTTTTGAAAAAGAACTTACTGAAACTAAAGCAGTTTCTTCAAGAGTTAGAAAATCTTTAGTACAAAAAGTAAAAGACCACAATGCTAAAAATCCAAAATATAAAGCAAATCTTAGAACATTAACATCTGTATTTAATAGAGGTGTAGGTGCATATAAAACAAACCCATCATCAGTTAGACCAAATGTAACAAGTTCAGACCAGTGGGGATTAGCTAGAGTTAATGGTTTCTTACACGCTTTAAGAACTGGTAAATTTAAGAGAAAAGCTTACGACACAGATTTATTACCTTCAAATCATCCACTAAGTTCAAAGAAATAAAAAAGCTTTAAATAACACACTTTTTAATAGGCTATGTAATAATTCTTAATATAGCGTACCTTATTACTGTTAACAGGAGAATAGGTAATGTCTGAAAAAGAAGTTAAGAATATTGACCTCGAACTCAAAGCTGAGACTGAGGGAAAAGTTTCTGCTGTTTTTTCTGTATTTAATTCACTTGACTCTGATGGAGACGTAGTTCTTCCAGGGTCTATCAAATCAGGTTTCAAATCTGGTTCTGTACCAATGGTGTGGGCTCATAAATGGGACATGCCAATCGGTAAAGGTTCAATTAAAAGTGATGGAGATAAAGCCACATTTGAAGGCGAGTTCTTTATGGATACAGAATCCGGCAAAGAAGCTTATAAGATAGTTAAAAATATGGCTGACATGCAACAATGGTCATTCGGCTATAGAGTCAACGACGCTGAACGAGGAAAGTTTGGTGAAGGTGACGAAGAGAAAGACGCTAGGTATTTAAAAGACCTAACTGTTTTTGAAGTTTCACCAGTTCTTGTTGGAGCTAATCAAGATACATACACAATGGCTATCAAATCCAATGAAGAATTGTTAAAAGAGATTCTTGGTGAAGAGAAAGGTGTTATGACAACTGAGTCAATGAATCAACCTGACCCTAACGAAGAACAAGAAGAAGAGAAATCTGTAACTGTTGAAGAGTTATTAGAAAATCCTGCAACTTATTTGAAGGAACTTTACAAACTCAAAGAAGCAGTTCTAGAGACTCAAGAAGAGATTTCAGAAGATGCTCCTAAAGCATTTTCGGAACAAGTCAAAGATGTGCTTGCTGCATTAAACGACTTGATGGTACGAGCTACCGCCATAGCGATGTTGCGTGCCAAAGATGGAAGGAAATTAGGCGAAAAAGCCACCGAAGCACTACGTGCAGTTCAAGAAGACTTGCAAGATGCATGGGTCGAATTAGACGCATTCATTGATAATGTAAGTGAAAACACTGTAGTGGTTGAGGAAAGCGACGACGTAGAGGAAGAACTACCAGTTGAAGAACCAGAAGATGAAATAACAGAGGAACCTGTTATTGAAGAAGTCGAGGTTGAGTCCGACCCAGAGACTGAACCAGTTCTTGCTGAAGATAACACTGAATCCGTCGACGAAGAGGCTGAAGCTTTATGGTTAGAGGCCCAGCAAAATATTGCTGAGTCATTGGATGCTGAATTAGAAGTAGAAGAATAATATCATAGGAGATATATAAACCATGAGTGAAGTAGCAAAGCTCAAAGAGCAAATTGCAAAATCTCGTGAAGAACTTAAAGCTGCTTTTGATAACCAAGAAGACGGCAAGTACAGTGCTGAAGCCAAAGAGAAAATCAAAGGCCTCAACACAGAACTAGCTGGACTTGTTGATGATTTAAAAGTTGAAGAAGCTAAAGTTCAAAACGAGAAAGCTTTAGAGGTTGATAATGAGCCTGTAAATTCTATACCTAATGCAATGCCTGAGCAAAAAGGTCCACAAACAATTGGGGAACAATTTGCTAATACAGATGCTTATAAAGCATATGTAGAAAAAGGTGTTAAAGGTGTAGATTCTCAAGCAGAATTTAAAACCACATTAAACACAACTGGTTATCCACCAGAGAGCTTAAGAGCTCCTGGAATCCTAGAGACCGCTCTTCGTAATCCAGATAGCGTTATTGGATTGTTTGACCAAATTCAAACATCACAAAATGCTTATGTTTACTTAGAAGAGACAACATTCGACAACCAAGCAGGTTCTATTGCAGAATCAGGAGACATCTCCGCTACACTAGAATCAGCACTTGCATTTACAGAAAGGACAGAATCCATCAGAAAGATGGCTACTTTCTTGCCTGTAACTGACGAGTTGTTAGCTGATGTTGCTGGTATCCAAGGATATGTCAACTCACGTTTATCAACAATGATGAAGTTGAATATGGACAACCAACTTATCAATGGTGATGGTACAGCTCCTAATTTAACTGGTGTATTAAACAAGAGTGGAATCAATACATTTGATTACGCTTTACCATACGCTGGAGAATTAGGAAAGCTTGGACAAATCTATCAAGCAATTACAGAAATCAGAAAAGACGCTTTCGTTGAACCTGATGCAATTGTAATGCACCCATCAGACTGGTATCAAATCGTTACATCAGTAACTGACGTTGACACAAGCGGTTCTAAGAACCCATTGTTCGTCGTTGCTGGCGGATTCGGTGCTGATGCTGCTCCAAGAATTTGGGGTCTAAGGGTAGTTCCTTCAACAGTTATTGCTGAAGGCACAATGCTTGTAGGTAAGTTCGGCGGTGGCGACGCAGCTCAAGTAATTATGAGAGAAGGCGTTGACCTAGCTGTTTCCGACAGCCACAGCGATTTCTTCGCAAAGAACCAATTGGCAATTAGATTAACTATGCGTCTTGGTTTTGCGATTTATCGCCCAACAGCATTCTGTACTATTACTAACGTATAGTACTGACGGTTTATAAGGGCGGATTTGTATTCGCCCTTTTAACCATAAGAGGAGAAATAAAATGAATTCCAATTTAACACCATTTGGATATATAGAAAGAAGTAAAGAATTTTTTGAAAAATCTGAAAAAATATTACAAAATTTTAAAACCAAAGCAACTATGGAAGTTGCTATGGAAGAAGAGGAGTAATGCCTAGAGGCAGACCAAAATCATACAGGATGGGTGGACGAGTTCGTCCTAAAAAGATGAAGCGTGGTGGCCGAGTAAAAGCTAGAAGACGACCTAGGAGAAGATAGATGAACTACGGCAAATACAAACCAAAGAAGAACCCTAAAAAACCAAAAAAGCGTGGGAAGTAGGGTAGGATATATTATTATGTATACAATATTAGATACCAACGTTTATAGACTACCTGACGGAAAAATTTGGAAAGGTGTTCCAGCTGATTTACCAGTAAGTGGTGCAGACCTAATTGCTAAATCTGGACATGAGTATCCAACTGAATGGCTTAAAGAGCAAGGTGCTCTTGATAAACCTAAAAAAGCAGCTCCAGCTAAAAAAGTAGAAGCTGAAAAGGTTGAAGAAAAAGCTGAAGTTAAAGCTCAAGAACCTGCTGAAAATAAAGCCGTTAAAGCTAAAGTAGAAGACAAGTAAATCAGGAGGTCTAACTTATGGCTTTCTGTACAGCTGCAGATGTAGAAACATTTGCTCTTATAGACTTTCATTCTGATTTAGAGAATCATTTAACTAACGAATTAATTCCTGTTGTTCAAGATGCAATAAGAGAATATGTTGGTTATACAGTAGATTATGGCACATATACAGAAACATTTTCTGGAAATCAAACTAGAGAATATTTTTTAGATGAAAGACCTGTAAATACTGTTACTTCTGTAGTCGAAGACGGAACTACATTAACATATGGAAACCAAGAAG